GGCCCCGGCCCAATTCGGCCGGGGCCTTTTTCATGCGCCGTGCTAGGATCGTTTCGTTCACGGCAGACTGCGAAGAACGACCGCGCACAGCCATGAAGGTATGAGCGACGAATCCGACGAACGCCGCGACGCGCTCCAGAACCGGGCCGAGGACGGGATCGACGCCGCCTCCGACGAGGAGGGCTCGGTCACGTTCACCAAGGTCCCGGACCTGATCGCCGCGGACAAGTACCTCCGCGGCCGAACCTCCCAATCGGGCGGCGGCCTGCCCATCCGGTTGGGCAAGCTCCAGCCGCCCAGCGCGCTCGGCTGAGAAGTGGGCTGGGGATAGCTAATAGCGTGTAGCTAACATCTACCCCCTACCCCCTACCCCCTACCTCCTAACGCCTACCTCCTCTTGGCAATCCTCGACCAGTTCGGCCGTCCCGTCACCCGCCCGCGGCGCAGCCGCTGGGCCGAATTGCTCGCGCGCTACGACGCCGCCCAGACGACCACCGAGAACACGAAGCACTGGGGCGAGGCCGACCACCTCTCGCCCGACTCGGCCAACTCGCTCGCGGTCCGGCAGACGCTCCGCGCACGGACCCGGTACGAGGTGGCCAACAACTGCTACGCCGAGAGCATCGTCGAGACGTTCGCCGCCGACGTGGTGGGAAGCGGCCCCCGGCCGCAGATCCACGCCGTGCCCGGCGACTACGAGATCAACGACTCGATCGAGCGGAAGTTTCTGCGCTGGGCCAAGGCCGCCCGGCTCCGCCGCAAGCTGCACGAGCTGGTCCGGGCCCTGGTCACCGATGGCGAGGGCATGGGCCTGTTGACCACGCGGCAGCCGCTCACCAATCCGGTCAAGCTCTTCCTCAGAACCTTCGAGTGCGACCGCTGCACGACGCCATGGCTGCAATCGGGCCGCGACGCCATCGACGGCATCCGCTTCGACGGCGACGGCGAACCGCTCGAATACGACATCCTGCCCGACCACCCGGGCGGCTCCTACTGGCCCTCCGTCACGCTCACCCCCGACGTGTTTTCCTCGGACCGGGTGATTCACCTATTCCGCACGAAGAGGGCCGAGCAACACCGCGGTCTGCCGCTGTTGACCCCCGCGTTGCCGCTCTTCTCGCAACTCCGCCGCTACACGCTGGCGGTCCTGGCCGCGGCCGAGACGGCGGCCGACCACGCGATGGTCATCCAGACCAACCAGCCGCCCGACGAGACCGGCTTCGGGCCCCAGGGCGACACCACCAGCGGCGTCACGCCCGAGGCCATGGACGTGTTCGAGTTGGCCCAGCGCATGGTCACCGTCCTGCCCGAGGGCTTTCAGTTGGGCCAGGTCGACCCGAAGCAGCCCACCACGACCTACGGCGAGTTCAAGCGCGAGATCCTCAACGAGGCGATGAGCGTGCTCTTGATGCCGTACAACGTCGGCGCGCACGATGCCTCAGGCGAGAACTTCGCCTCCGGGAAACTCAATCGGATCACCTACGCCCGGCTGATCACAAAGAGCGTCCGGCCGGACCTCGACGACTTTGTGCTCGATCCGCTGCTGGCCGCCTGGTACGCCGAGGCCCGGCTGGTGCCCGGCTACATCCCCGACGGCACGCCCCCCCTGGAGCTGTGGGACGTGTCCTGGCAGTACGACCCCTTGGAAGACATCGACGAGCAGAAGGCGGCCGGCGCCCAGGCCACGAAGCTCCAATCGGGTCAGACCACCTTGCCGCTGGTCTACGCCCGGCAGTCGCTCGACGCGCGGACCGAGATGCGGCGCGAGGCCGACCTGTTGGGCGTGCCGTTCGACGAGTACCTGTCGCGCCGGGCCGACCAGCTCCTGGGCACCAGCACGTCGCTGGGCGCCGGCGGCCAGGCCCGCCGCAACGCCCCGCCGCAAGCCCAACCGAACAAGCAAAAGCCAACCCCGAGGCCCACCGATGCCGAAGCCGCAATGGCTCGATAACGTGATCCGCTGGATCCGCGCCGACGCCCCCGAGACGGAGCCGCTCTTGTGGCTCGAAGGGGCCGAGCGGATCGACTTCCAGATCGACGCCGCGGCCGGCGACGGTTCGGAAAAGGCCGCCACGTTCAGCGGCGTGGCCTATACGGGCGGCGCGATGCAACTCAACGGCTACTACCTACCGGTGGTCGTCGACCTGGGCGGGCTCAAGGCGGCCGGCGACATGCCCGCGCTGCTGGAGCACGACCGCGGCCGGATCGTCGGCCACCATCGGGCGGAGGTCTCGGCCAAGGACATCCGCGTTACCGGGACCGTTTCGGGCGGCGGCATGGCCGCGCGCGAGGTGATCGCCTCGGCCCGCAAGGGGTTTCCGTGGAAACTCTCGATCGGGGCCGCCGGCGAGATGGAGCGCGTCCTGGCCGGCGAGACCGTGATCGTCAACGGGCGGTCCTTCAGGGGCCCCCTCTACGTCCTGCGCAAGGGCACCTTGCGCGAAGTCAGCTTCACCCCGATCGGAGCCGACGCGCGTACGTCGGTCCGCGTCGCCGCTACCCAACAGGAGATCGACACCATGACGTTCGAGCAATGGCTCCAGGCCAACGGCTTTGCCGCCGACACGCTCACCGACAAGCAGCGGTCCACGCTGGAGGCCACCTACAATGCCGAGGTCAAGGCCGCCGCGCCGCCGGCCGATCCGCCGGCCGCGCCGCCCCCGCTGCCCACGCCCCAGCCCGCCGCGACGCCGCCGCCGGGCGAGGTCCACGCGGCGGGCGCGACGCACGGCCCCGACGTGCAGGAGCTGGTCAACCAGGCCGTGTCCCGGGCCGTCGAGCAGGTGACCGGCCAGATCGAGGCCCGGGCCCGGATCGACGACCTCACGCGCGAGCACCCGGAGATTCGCGCCCAGGCCCACCGGGACCACTGGGACGCCACCCGCACCGAGCTCGAAATCCTCCGCCACCAGCGCTCCGGCGGCCCGGCGATTCACGTTGCCGAGGGCCTTTCCAGCGCCCGCGTGCTGGAGGCCGCCGCAGTAATGGCGTGTTCCGCGGGCGACGAGCAGAGTTGGCTCAAGGCATACGGCGAGCAGACGCTCGAAGCGGCGGGCCGCTACCGCCGCATGGGTCTCAAAGACCTTATCCGAGCCTGCTGCCAACTGGAGGGGCGCCCCGCTTTTGGCGTCGGAGCCTCCGAACGGGAGATCGTCGCGTCCGGTTTTTCCACCGTCACGCTGCCGGGAATCCTCAGCAACCTCGCACACAAAAGCCTGATGGCGGCCTACCAAGCGGTGCCGAGCGCTGCGGCCATCTTGGCAGCCAAGCTGACCGCGAGCGACTTCAAAACCCACACGGCACACGAGCTCGGGGCCGACATGGACTTCGAGGAAGTCGGGCCGGACGGCGAGCTGAAACATGGCAAGCTGTCCGAAGACAGCCACACGTTTCGCGTCGCCACCTACGGCAAATTCTTCGGAATCACGCGCGTCATGCTCAAGAACGACGATATGAACGCCTTCACGCGAATACCCCAACTGATGGGGCGCGGTGCGGCGCTCAAGCGGGAGTCGCTGTTTTGGACGCTGGTGCTGGCCAACGCGAGCGCGTTTTTTCACGACAACAACAGCAACCTGATCACGGACGCCCTCGATTCCGCCGGGCTGGGTGCAGCGGTCGTGAAGCTCAAGAAGCAGACCGACCTGGACGGCAAGCCGGTTCTGCTCGACGCCAAGTACGTCGTGGTCCCGCCGGAACTCCGCGTCGACGCCGACGAGCTGTACCTCGCCACCAGCATCAACACGGGCGGCTCTTCCACGAAGACGAAGCAGCCCAACAGGAACATCTGGGCCAATCGCTATTTGCCGGTCGATTCCCCCTACATTTCCAATTCGTCTTTCACTGGCCACTCGACGACGCAGTGGTACCTGTGGGGCGACCCGGCGGACGTGCCCGCCTATGGAATCGCCTACCTCGACGGCGTGGACTCTCCGACGGTCGAAGATGCCGGCACCGCCCCCGATGTGCTGGGCCAGGCCTATCGTGCCTACATCGACATGGGCGTCGCCGAGCTGAATCACCGCGGTGCGGTCAAGAGCACCGGCGGCGGTTAAGACAACCCGGAACACTGATCCCCACTGATCGACGCTGATTCGATCGGTGGGGATTAGCGCCGATCAGCGTTCCACAACTCTCCTCCCACAAGCGAGATCAACGATGAGTGATGTGTACTTTAAGCACGGCGACCCGCTGATGGTCGACTACACGCCGGGTTCCGCGGTCACGGCCGGGGACGTGCTGGTCCTTGAGGACGTGCTGCGCGTAGCCCACTTGGACATCGAGGCCAGCCGCAAGGGCGCGCTGGCGGCCGGCGGCGGCGTCTACGAGGGCCCCAAGGCCAGCGGCGACGGCGGATGGTCGGACGGCGACACCATCTACTGGAACGCCACGACCAAGAAGTTCACCAAGACGGCCGACGCGAACAAGGTGTTCGGCCCGGCGGTGGGCGACGCCGCGGACACCGACACCACGGCCCGCGTCCAACACCGTCCGAACTGAGGAAGGGAGTAGAAGGAAGAAGGGGGTAGTGGATAGGAGGTAGGAGGTAGCGAAGACCTACCCCCTAACCCCTAACCCCT